TAAAATCTTTTTTAGTAGATCCCAGGTCTATATCGAAAGAAATTCTAAACCCTAAAACTTTTGAGTAATTCTCTAAGGTCTTATTTAATAGGTCAAGGCTTGAATTAAATAAATAAGCTTTGATACCTTTGTTTGATAAAGGATCTTCTATTAACCATTCAACATCTTCCAGCTGTTTGTTTGCTTTCTTTAGCTTAGCTTCTATATGCTTAAGCTTTTCTTTCATTTCTAGAGCTTTCTTTTTATATTTCGGGGATAATATATGGAGTTTTTCTTCCTTTAATTCTTTGATTTGGTCCTTTATATCCTCTATTCTACGATTTAAGTCTTTTTTATTACTTTTATCTCGATATAGATTTGCCCTATCCCTTTCATATTTAGAAATTTTATCCTTTAAGCTATATTTCTTATCTGAATAAATATCTATTGCCTTGAAAGATTCCTTTATTATCTTCATCTTAGATAAAGCTTTATCAGCATTACCTTTCTCAAGTAATCTTATTACTTTATCTATAACATCTATTACAGGTATATCTGAAAGATTTTTGGCTTTCTCGAGTTTAGTGTTTACTTGGGTTAGGTTTTTCTTTAGCTTATTTATTTTATCTTCTGCTTTTTCTATACCTTGTTCAGGATCACCTATTTTAGAAAGCTGTTCTTCTAATTTAGTCTTATTAGCCTTTAAGTTTCTTTTCTTATCTTTTATATCAGACTTAAAAGAATCTTCTCTTTCTTTGAGGTCATAATATGTTTCTCTAGTACTTTCAAATTCATTATTAAATGATTTATACTCATGTTCTATATCATTTACTTGCATTTTAACATCATTCCTCATTTTAACTGCCATATCTTTAGCAATATTAAGAAAATTGAGATTAAATACTTCCTCAAACAATTTCTTCTTATCAGAGTTAGATTCTTGAATAAGCCTCTGTATACCTTGTCCAAACATTATAGAGTTTAGGAACAATTTATATGATAAGCCTATTTCATTTACTATATACTCTTGTAGTTTAGCCTTACCTTTTATATCTATAAAGTCTACATCTTTCTGTACAATAAGTCTATCTTTACCTTTAGCTCCATCTTCTAAACATTGGGTGTAATTTTGACATCGAGTGATTACATATGTACTATCACCTTTTTGGAAAGTTACATCTACCCTTGTTCCATTATAATCTTTAGATCTGATTTCTTTCCAAGTATTTACTTCTGAATTACCCTTTAGAGTTTTACCATATAAACACCAAACAAGGGCAGAGAATATTGTTGATTTTCCTTGCCCGTTTGAAGCCTTAACTAATACAGTTTGCTTCTCATTCAAACTTATATAACTTTGTCCTTCATATGAACAAAAGCCGTTTATCATCAATCCAATAAATGTTATCATTGTTCCTCGGATTTATTTAAGATGTTAATTAAAAGATTTTCTCTATTCTTATCTTTTATACCAGTAGTCCTCATATAACGTTTAGCTAGACGTTTTTTAGATAACTGCTTAGTAATTTTATGTTCTACTATCTTTTCTACTCTAGATTGTTTTGGGATAACTGTATAGTAGTTACCATCATCCTTTACTTCTTCTTCTGATTCTACATCAATGAACTTTGGAAAGTTATCTAAGGGTATAAACTTTAATGATAAATCTTCATATAACTCCCAGTAACCCATTTCACAATTTTTATCAGTTCTACGCTGTTGTAAGGGAGCTCCTACCATATATACCTTCTTAGCCAATCTCTGGTGTTTATGTATATGACCACATAATACTAAATCAAACTTATTTAAGGTATTTATATTAATATTCTCTACAGAATCAATACGTCTACCATCGGTATCAGTAGCACCTGGATAATCAGTATGCAATAATAGTATATTCTTACTATCCTCATCTAATTTCAATTTAGAGATATATTCACATAAACCTACATTGTGATCTATGTAGGGTATACCGTGTACAGTAATATTTAGCCCTATGTCTATAGATTCTTTATTTAATATCTTAAATCCCCATTCTGAAGGACCAAATCCTTCAAAACAATCTAAGATAGATTTAGTTAGATTATCTATCTTATTTACTGAAGGTAGTTCATGGTTTCCACTTATGGCATAACATCTAAACCTTGGATATTTAGAATAACATTCTTTCTGCCATTGAGTAAACCTTACGAGTAGTGAAGTATCTAATACATTAGGTTTATGAAACATATCTCCACAAAATAAAGCTGGTACTTTTAACTTATTACATTTTTCAGCTATTAATGAGAGAACCTTGAAACCATTCTCAGTTCTCTCATTATTTTCGTTAAACTTTGCCCATTGATTCAGATGTAAATCTGAAAAGGCTAAAGCTACTATTTTCTTAGATTTTGTCATAAATGAAGTTCATTATATATTCAGATCTAATATCTAATTTAGGTTCTTTAACTATCATGATTCTAGTTTCTCCATGTATAGTATCAAGTTTCCATATCTCAACTCCTTCCTTAGATTGAGTACTAGGTCTATACCAATGATTGTTGACTACATGTACTTCTCTAATAAATTGAGCCTTCCAATACTTAATCACTGCTTTCATTATAGAAGATATTTCACATTGGAAAAATCCATTGGTGATTCTCTTTTTATTATCTTCTACTATCCAGTTACCTATAAGCTCTGGAGTAAAATCTAACAGTATGAGATGTGAACAATATTGAGCGGTAAACATTTTACATAAATCCATAAAATGTTTTACCTCACACTCAGGGATTTTATCTGCTTGCTTATATATAAAATAAGAAGCTACATCCAAAAAGCTACGATCACTTATAAAGGATTCTTCATCTTGGAAACGTTTCTTCCTTAGATTTAATACTTGGAAGTCTTCCATGTACAAAGTTTTAGGATCTTTAGCCAACATCTCCTGATGAGTTTGTTCTTTTGTCTTAGGTAATAAATCAGATACTGAACCAGATATAAAGTTTATATCAGCTACGTTACCTATCCTTTCAGCTAAAGTAGTCTTACCTATACCAGAAGGACCTGCAAACATTACCTTATTCTTTTTTTCCATAAGTTCTTTCTATTTGTTTATTGAAGTTATCTATGAATAGTTTTGAATAGAATGATCCAAGACTATATTCGTTAACTACTCTTTCTAAAGCTTTTACTTTGATTTTACCTTCTTTAGGAATTCTCATCGGTAAAGTCTTTATAGGATGATGATTGATAAACCATCTTAAGTCAATCATCTTCTTATTCCTATCGTAGACTTCTTTCATCTTCTTATGATCTTCATCTCCTTTAAGATAGGTGTCAGATTCTAAGTAGTTTTCGATACAGGTATAATCATCTAAGAATTTCCTTGCCTTCTTTTCTCCAATACCTGGGTAGCCTGGGATATCATCAGATTTATCTCCAACTAAGCAAAGCCAATCAACACACTCCTTTGCAGAATAACCATTTATTACTTTGCAATTAGAATCATATATTAGTTGATCTTTACGCACATTAAAAATCATCGTAGTTTGCTTTACAAGCAATTGATTAAAATCTTTATCTGCAGTAATTAAGATTCTTCTAGATTTCTTAGGAGCCCACTTGATAGCTAAATGTGCAAGGAAGTCATCTCCCTCATAATTATATTCCTTATTCTTATCATATACGTATTTGATACATAGGATCCTCAATAACTTCTGTATTACCTTCTTTTGACTATGTAAAGATTCATAATCCATGGATATGTTCTTTCTATGAGCCTTATAAGTAGGTATGATCTCAGTACGATATTTTGAATGACCATTATCAAATACTACTACCACATCATCAGGCCTAAACCTATATAGATAAGTCTGTAAAGACTTAAAGAATCCAAAGATTGCTCCACTTGGTTTACCATCTACTGATTTGAAATTCATAAACTTATGGTAAGATTGATGGAGAAGTCCCTCTCCATCAACCAATACTATAATCTTACGATTAATATTACGCCTCTTCTTCCTCATAGTCATCATCCTCCTCATAATCTCCTGATATACCTTCTACAGGATATAAGTTTTTATCTATACCTTCTAGTAACTTTTTAGTAGTTCCTAAAGTGTTTATACCTTCTTTTCTTATTAACTTTCTACGAAGATCATCGTTGTCTTCTAATAAAGCCTTAAACTTCTCTGCTCCTCTACATAAAGTTTTACCTTTATAGGTGAATGTACCTGAATGAGATTTCTCTACTATACCGTCTTCTACTAGAAGTTCATCTAAGAAATGTAAACGATCAAAACCTACTTCATCTACATATTTAGGATTATTATATAAAGGAGAAGCCTTTAAGGTAGGTCCAGGAGGAGCAACTTTATTTTTAATGGTTCTTATTGAAGTTACTCTACCGATCTTCCTTTCCTTACCTTTTATCTTTTTGGTAATCTGTTTACCTCCGTATAAACCTATTCTTAATGAAGCATAGAATCTTAAAGCTTGTCCTCCTGGAGTAGTATCAGGATTTTCAAACATACCTGCTTTTAGATTCTTTCTTAACTGATTGATATAAACCTGGGTTATACCTAAAGAATATAACATTTCATTACGTATACGGAAGAATTTATATATTGCCTTAGCTCTGTTACCCATATCAGCAGAAGCATTATCCATTTCTGAATCTATATTAGCGTCTGTATCTAAAGCTGATACTGAATCTAATATTAATAGGATAGGTTCATTATGAGTTAACTGAGATCTCCAATATAAAGATTGAGCAGCTATCCAGTCAGAAATTTTTTCAATAGAAGTATTTCTATATACTACGATTTTAGATAAGTCTAAGCCGTTAGATTCTGCCCAAGAATTAGTAAATACTTGTTCAGCATCTACCCATAAAACTACTCCACCTAAATATTGAGCACAATATGCAAAATCATAAGCCATTAGAGTTTTACCTGAAGATTCTTCTCCGAATAGTTCCATAATTTTACCGTAAGGGATTCCTCCACCAGTAATCTTATTAAAAGCTAAAAATCTTGAAGGTAACCAAGGTGATTTAGATTCATCTACCTCTGCAGGTACATATTGACCGGCAAATTTCTTTTGTAATTCTCGTAGAGAAGGTATCTTTATTTTCTTTCTCCCTGCCATAGTGTATTATTTATAAACAAAATAGGGAAACAGCTACCGATTAAAATAACTATCTCCCTATCAATTAAACATTATAAACTAACTCTCATATTAGATATCGCCATGGCGACTCTTTTTCTTCTTTTTCTTATCCTTAGATGACTTCTTTTTCTTCTTTGGAGTATCATCATCGTCGTCATCATCCGGAGTATTATTTAAGAACTTATTAAGTTCTTCCTCAAGCTCTTCATAAGACTTAACTTGAGATTTTACCATACTCATCAAATCTACAGGTTCAAGAAGTTTCTTATCTACCTTAGTAGGTTTACAGTTACGAACTGAATATGATGTATCGAATCTACCTGAACCAGAACGATCAATCTTAATATCATAACCATTCTTAGGATCAGTCATATCTCCAGCTTCATCTTCATCGAGGAAAAGTTCAATGATATCTTGGTATACAGATGCAGGTATCATAATTGATCTTGGTTTACGATCGTAATCCAATTCTTTACCCTTTTCATCTTTATATACCAATCCGGCAATTACATACCTACGTGAAGGAACCATTTTCTTGGCTAACTTCTTATCATCTTCATCTTTTGAATCCTTCAACTCTTTGTACTTCTCCATAATCGGACAAGGTTCATCAAATGAAGCTGGAGATATAACAGAATGATCACCTAAGTAGAATCTAATAACTTCGATTCCAATTTCCTCATTAGGACCAGCACTTACGATTCTTACTCGTGTAGTACCATTACCGGGGAATACAAAACCATTTCCTGATCCCTTTTCAGCTAGTTTCTTTTTTCTAGCTAACATCTTCTCTCTGGTAGTTTGACCAGAAGAGGATAATTTCTTTTTCTCTTTTTTCATCTTACTTATTTGGATTGTTTTCTGTAAATAATATCTCATTTAATGATAAGATAGTAAACTTATAGTCTTCTAATTCTCCTACAAGTTTTGGATCAAAGTTAACTTCCTTACCAGCATATTTTCCGTATGTAACTACCTTTCCTACTCTGATAAGATCATGGTAGGTTTTATATTCTTCCGTTATCTCTCCAATAGATATGATAACTCCTTTGTTAGGTATGGTATCTTCTCCACGAGAAGATGGTAAGATTATACCACCACTAACTATTTCTTGATTATTAGGGCTTAATATAAGCACCCTGTTTTCAGTTAATCTTCCTCCAATACTGCGTATCTTATCGGAAATTTTGAAAGCTTCTACTTCGCTTGTAAATTTTAATGGAATGTACATTGTTTTAATGTTTAACGTGTTATTTTTAATCTTGTATATTCAAATAGTAAAGGCTATTGCTTTCTTAGATTTGCAGATAAAGTCCTGATCACATTCTCTCTACTTTCATAAGCTTTACATAAAGAAATGAATTGAGCAGCTTTCTCTGTCATTTTTAAGTAAGCATTGAATCTAGATATATATTTGTGATTGGTATTTGCTTTGTTAGATACATAATCATTATTCCACTGAGGATTAGCATTCTTATAAAAGTTCCATGCTTCACTATAGGCTACATCCTTTTCTTTTGCTAGTTCTTCTCTTCTACGTATATATTTATCACGAATATTGCATAAAATAAAATAACTAGACGGTATATCTCTTAACTGAGAATCTAACCTATTCTTATCTATAGATAATTCCTTTTGAATATCTATGACAATAGTTTTACCTTGATACTTAACCTTTACAGGTTTTATATTAATATCCATACTACTTTATTTTAAGTAACTGACTTTTCTTACCATCTTCATTTACCAACATGATATTACCTTGTTGATCTACATGGAATGATTTACTGTTTTTAGCAACTTCTAAAATTCCTCTAAAAGCCATGTCTTCTTTTACACCTTTGAAAGGATAATTCATCATACCCTTATATTTATTTAGTAAATTATAGATGTTATATAATCTATAGAGAGATAGTTCATCTAAACCAGCTTTATCTATTATCTGCATAAATAAAGCAAAGTATATATGCAATGTATCTTCAAACTTAGAGGAATCTACCTCATCCATAGTTAATACAGACTTCCTATTTAATTCTTCTACTAACCATATAAGTTTATTAAGAGTTCTCTTTATCTCCTTTACTATTTGCTTATTGGATTGAACTAAATCTAAACTAGCCCATTCCATAGCTTTCTCAGCTTGCTCAAAACCTTGAGCTGCTGCTCCAGCTAATATATATGCCAGATTTAATTTCCTATTAGCCATTACTTTAGAAAAGGATGTAGTCTTATCTTCTGCCATTTGTTATAATATTTTAGTTATAAAGATATAGTTTCTGATCTATTTCCTCTTATACATTTCATACTATTCTCATGAGGTAGTAAGTTTTTACAACTTGGGCAAGGTATATACCTATGTAATAAATCCCTCATAAAATAAGTATCTTCAAGCTGATACTCAAAATTATTATCGCAATATGGACAAATCATAATAAATCTATCCAAGCTTCTTGTAGTAGGTTTCATATTCTTTGAATTGTTTCTTAAATACTTTTGGAAAATCTTTGATGGATATGTTTTTATACTTCATATATTGCTTATGAAAATCTTCTTCGTTATATTCTCCATTCAACAGCTTATTATAATCATATAAAGGTACAAATGGTAATTCTTCAGCCATAGTTCTACCTATTTCAAAATCCATTGACATATCTACATCATTGATTTGAAAACCAAAATATTCTTTTGTCTTTGGATTCCTAAATATATTCCACATATGATATACGGTGTATATATTTATATCGTTTGGCTTAGTGTTAAAATAATTAGCATCATGTACTAAACATACAGAATCCATTTGAGGGAACTTCCTCTGTTTCATGGACCAATATAATAAGATTGACCCAAATAAACACATATCTGAAGCAGCTGATTGACATGGAGCATTTACAGATAATCTTATAGCATAAGCTACTTCTGACCTATCTTCTGAAAATACTTGTGGTAATCTTCTTTTTCTTCCAAATAAACTAGATATATAACCCTGGTTTTTAAGAACCCTCTCCTGATGTTTCATAAATTTCTTTATCTTAGGATGTTCAATAAAGAATTCATCTAATTGTTGTTGAGCTTCAGTAGGTGTTACTATTAAACCTGCCTTTGGATCTGATAACTTCTCAGCTAAAAGTTTAGCTTGTATACCATAGATAATACCGAAAGCAATTTGCTTAGCCTGTTTACGTCTAGTGCTCCATAATTTATGTTCTGGATGATTTTCATCATCTTTTGCTGCAAGAGCTTCTTCATAAGTTACTCCATATTTCTTTGCTGCAATAGCTAAGTGAGGATCTTGATTTTCTGCAAAAGCCTTGAGATAAGTTTCATCTCCTGATAGGTGAGCCATGATTCTTAATTCTGCCTGTGAAAAGTCCATTGCAAAATATAAAGTACCAGGATTAGCTACTAATTGTTTCTTAATATTAGGGTCTACTGAAGTTTTAGGTATTTGTTGCATATTAGGCTCTGAAGATGAAAGTCTACCACTGGTAGTTCCAATGATATTGAATTTACCGTGTAGTTTAGAATCATCTTGTACCTTTTCATTCCAACCTTCTATATAGGTTTTATACATTTTCTCTAACCCTCTTAACTCTAATAGAGTATCAAGGAATATTGCTTTTGGAGATTTAGGATCTTTTACAGTTAACCTTAATTCTACTAAAGCATCTTCTGCTGTAGACCTTCCTCCAGTATCAGTATATTGAGTACATTCAAAATTAAATCCTTCATATATCAAAGCCGGTAAGTCTTTCTTACTGTTTAGATTTAGAGGATTCAATAAATTTTTCTCTGTTTTCGTAGTAAATACTCCAGCTAATATGTTTTCTATTTTCTTTTCTCTACTAGCAATTTTTCTTTCACTACCAGGTATTTCTTCTAATTGAGTTATTTCATCTCTTAGTTTTTCTAAATAGGCATCTATTCTTTGCTGAATATACTTTTTAGTAAACTTCTTAACCCTTGGTAAATTATATATTACCTCATAAGCATTATTTATCTTAGGTTTATAAGTTTCTAATAACTCTTGGTTAAAGGTTCTGTCCAGATATAATCCATTCTTCTCTACCGTTTGTAATACCCTACTAGCAGGCATTATCATATTACGGAAAAGATTATACATATCTTTTTCTATAATCATATTTTCAAAGAATATAGATAATCTGAAAGTATAATCAGTATCTTGACAACCGTATTGACATAGAGGTTTTAATGGTTTCTTATCCCAAGGTATTTTATCAAAACCTTTTTCACTCTCATAATTAGAAGCCCATGGTAAATACCTTTTTACCATATCTTTCAAACCATTTGGACGTTCTTCATTAAGAACATATTTAGCAAGCATACCATCTATTAGTGTTCCTCTTAGATATATACCATACTTTTCAAATATCTGTAAATCGAATTTAGCATTCCAAGCAATTTTAACGATATGCTTATTTTCAATTACTTCATGACCAAATCTTTTTAGAGCTTTTTTCCATTTCCATGTACTTTCAGTATACTTCTTAGTTTCAAAATGATGTAAGGGTATTGAACATCCAAAACCTGGCATACAAGTTACCGATAATATAGTAGGTCTAAAATTATTGTTATATATACCTTCTGCATTAGTCTCAAAGTCAATACAAGCATATTTAGTAGACTTACATAATTTTATAAGCCTATCTAAGTCTTTATATGATTTGATTATCTTATATTTAGTTCTCATTTATATTTATTGCTAAAGATTAAAATAAAAACGGGTATACCTAATATCCCTACTAAGTATACCCTACCAAATAACTAATGAGCTACAGATATTATATTTTGCTATCCACCAAATCATCTATGGATGATTTTAATAGATGCCAGTCTTTCTTGTAACAATGTAGAGAATCTATAGTATGAATAAGCATACCTGGTTTAACTCCTACTTTCTCAGCTACATATTCCATCATACACCATGCAAGATATACATCATCTCCAAAGTGTTGAACAAAATCTGAACTTCTCTGATGATAAGTGATGTTTAGTTTTCCTTCTCTAATAAAGAAACTATAATATACTGAACAAGGGATTCTTTTATTACCTTCGTAATAATTACAATCACTTCCAGTAAAGATAGGAAGAACTGCTTTACGAGTATCTGGGTCTGATTTAAGCAATTCAATAACTGCTTCAAGAGCTGTAAAAGTCTCTCCTTTATATTTTACAAATCTATTGATACGATCTGCATAGGTGTAATCAAATTTACCATCCTTATCAATGAACTGTTCCCACATATCTTTTCTTTGAAGATAAGCAGTTCCTGGATTAATGGGATGACCACTAATTCTCTCTTTGAATTCCATATTTGCCCATTCATCTGCATGAGTGAAAACAAATAGATATTCTTTATCAGGTAGGTTTGTAAGACAGTACTGTTTACAAAACTCTTCCTTTGTAATAAAATCTTCATTACCTTCGATCACTTTGTTCTGATAGGTTTTAGGTTTAACCTCTGTACCCATTTCCCAAAGATCTCGGCTCATCTCTGACATGAGCTCTCTTGCATTACTATAAATACGCATGTTTATTAATATTTAATTGTTATATTCTTTTATAGAATCAGCCTTTTCTATGGAGTTTAGCTAAATACTTCTTCTTATATTTCTTCCTCTGAGAATAAGTTATACAATTCTCTGGATATTCAATATCGTCATTTTCTATAACTAAATCCTTAGCTAATAAAGGCTTATACTTAAATAAATCTGGACGCATTACCTTGAAACTTCTAAGGAACACTTTATAACTAGAGAATTCCTTCTCAGTACCTTTCATGAACTTATCATATATTTCTTTTATTTTAGCATACCATTCAGTGGTTTTATCCATATTCTTAGTAACCTTCTTAAAAGATTTATGACCTCCACAGTACATTAGTAATGTTTCTATGTTACCATACATTTGAGTGGCAAATATATTAATCTGTACTCTCTGATCTTTACCATAAACATATTCAGCCATCCTTTGTATTAACAAAAGATCAAACATCAACCTTTTAGTAATCTCAGAAGCTCTCAGTATCATAGTAATAACTGGTATATCTTCTGAAAACCTTTTACTAAAGGTAGCTGCTAGTAAGCATTGCTTACCATTATTATGTTTATTGTGGAAGATGAAGGATATGTTATAATTTTGATTATACCCTACAGTCTTCATCTTTATCTGAGACTTTAATAAATCTAGTTGATTGAAGTCTAGATAATTATTTAAGAGCACTGTCCATTTTGATTGTGTGTAATTAAAATGACGACCAAAGTCAAAGTTAGGATCAACCCAAGCATTTCTAATTTTAATAAATATGTTATATACTACTGCTACACCTGCATTAGCCACAGCTCCTTTGTTAAAGAGCTGTGGATCTAATGTTATAAAACCTTCATTCAACTTCTCCCATGCTTCAGTAGAGGTAGCAAACTCTAAATCATGTACATGTTCAGAGACATCAAAGGTCATGTTCTCAAATTTTTTATTCCATCCTCCCATATTAATAACCACTATTTTGACGGAAATGATTTACTCTGTTTTTCTTAAAACATAGAGTATACAAAGTCTTAGGATTAAATCCCATTGTATAGAGATAACCAAGGTACTTAATTAATCCAAGGGCTAATTGTTCACTATATCTAGTGATATCAGTTAATTCCTGGGACTGTTTCCAAGGTTTATTCTTTAAGAAGTTTCTAGAGATATTAATATGGTATGCTACTCCCCACAACATATGATCTTCATAACGATGAAACTCTTGGTTGCTAAGTCTAAAAGCAGGTATGTAAGAATTCACATGATCTACATCTAAACCCATATCTTCAATATTAGAATCACTTAAAAGATCATATCTACAGTCTTCTTCTAATTCCTCATCTTCACTTTCAAAATCAAACATATAACTACCTAATAACATAAGATCAAGCATATTCTCAACTTTATTCCTGTTTATTCCAGCTAATAAAGGCTTTAATTTTGTATTAGCGTAGTCATAAATATCACTAATCTCAAGGTTAGCATACATCAGCAAAGCCATATAAAAAGCCATAGCATCTGCCTGCTCTTCATTAGAATTCTGAAGATTATTAGCTACCATTTGCCATTCAGAATCACTAAAGGTTTGATTATTAAAACCATGTTTTAAGTACATATCTATAACAGCAGAAGTAGATTCATAACCCTCAGCTGTTTCCTCAATTACCCTTGCAGAAAAATCCTTTAGTATCTGTTGACCCTTGAAAGTATTAATATCGATTGGAGGTAGTGGTAGATCTTTTTCGATCTTACCACAATATCCTTTCAATAGTTCGGCTTCTAGATTATAGATAACTTCTAGATAACCTTCGTTTTCTACTACTGGAGGTACTTCTCTAATATTTCTAATATCCATGATTTAATCTCCCTCTATATTGCTTGGGTTTGTTGGTTCATAAGTTTTACCTCCTTTATCGCCTGAACCAAATCCATCAGTACCTCTAGTTCCCCAATTCTTTGATTCCTTTTCATAGGTATCATTATCTATCTCCTCTGGATTTGTAAGATAAATTGGAGTATGTATCATCTGTACTAAGGGTTCTCCAGCCTTTATAGTTACTACCTGTGATGAAGTATTATAAACAGCTAAGTTATATTCACCTACATAAGGAGAATCACAAATCTGAGCAGTAAAGATTAAACCTAATTTAGTGGACTTACCAGATTTATTAGCTACCATCATCATTGAATCTTTTGGCTCTAATAAACCTCTAATACCTGAAGGAATCTTAATCCTTGCTTGAGGTTTAAGGTTAATCGTATAAACCTTTCCATCTTTAATACTAACATCAAAAGCCGAAGGATCTGGGTTTGCCAGAAGTAAATCTCCTATAGTTAAATCTGTTGGTACATAAAAGTCTAAACCAGCATCTCCTTCATTGTGACGTGTTGGTGACTTAACTTCTCTTACTTTCGTAAATCTAAATTTTGTTGTTGCCATAATAATATATTATTTGATGTAAAACTTCTCCATAGGTAAGATCATCTATCTCTTTATATGTAATAGGTCTAAAATCTTCAGTACCTACGATTTCTTCTAGTTTCTTATTTATATTTTTAATGAAACTACTAACCTCAGTTTTCTTCATAAATACTTTGATAAGTATATCAGATTGCTGAACCATGTAGTGTGGATCGTTCAAATACCTACAAAATAAATACCATATATAAGGTATCATTTCCTTTATTAGTTTCTCTTGTTTACTCATTTCATTTCCTTATAAATTTTCCTGATAGTTTTAGTAGGTACTTCATATTTAGCAGAAGTCTTCTCTACTACCTTTTTCCTATCAAAACCTTTTCTCTTTAATCCTCTAATGTATTTCTTAATTGCCTTAACATCTTCAAGGATTTCTAGATCCTTATAATTGTTTTCTTCTTCTAATTGTTTACGAGTTTTACCTAATGTCTGAGACATCTTCAAACAACATAACTCAGAATCCCCGCACATCCTACATTCTTTAGTAGTAAGATTATAACCTTTACCAAAGCAGGGATCTTTATCAGTACCTATCTTTGATAAGTCAAATGGTTCGAGTGGATCATGTTTAAGTAAATCTACTCCTTTATTCTTTTTCATATCTTATACTTTTAATTCCTTTATAAGGAATAGTTCTTGTTAAATACTTCTTTCTATCCTCTTGATAAGCATTCGTACCAGTATACCCACAGCATTTCATTTCAGGACAAAACCCTCTATATAAACAGGAAGGTACACAATAATGAGCAAGTATAGGTTCTATTTTATAGAGCTCATCTATAACCATATTCCAGGCTAATCTAGTTACTTTATCAGCTCGATTGCATAATCTTACCTTAGATATGTTAATAAGTTCTTGAGCATTAACATAGAGCATCATATTAACTGGATCTGTTTGTTTTCTGGTAGACCTATCAACTCCAGTTATATCTCCTCTTGAGGTTGATACAAAAGGCTGAGCATGTACATGTCTTACTAAGTGACCCATGTTACAGAATGGGATATCCTTAATAGTTATCTCAAATTGTAATAACCTCAACGGAGAATGCTCAGATATGATTATATCTTCCTTGAATTTATCAGAAGGCTCTTTAATTAAAGGAGCAAGGTTTTGAGTGAACCTTGCTGCATTCAGTACATCATTCCATGATGTTTTACATTTTACGTTTACTTTCATCTATATATCCTCTTAAAGCTAAATGTTCTAATTCAATGAATAACTTAGAAATTAATTCATTAGTAATTTTACCGTAACGTTCTGAAGATTTATACTCCTTACCATTTAATTCAGTAGTTAACCTTAGATAATTTAGAGTAAATTGTGAATCATTTCTAGCTATATAGAGATTCAGTTTTATCTCTCTACGTAATTTCTTAAGTAATTTAGCTTTCATATATTAAATCGTTCTTATACCTAAACTTATTTTCCTTATTAACATGAACACAGGATGTTTGGATTTATTTACATATAACCAATCTAAAGCCTTTAGTAAACGTTGATTTGAGGATACTGATAAAGCTAAAGTTAATTGCCTAAAGATATCCTCAGGTATATCCTCATTAGGATATTTCTTCTGTAGGATCTTCTCTACATATAACCATTGATAGTTAGCTTTCTTGATAAGATCAATGTTAGTTCTATCTTTCTCCATCTGAGATTTAATCTTCATGCAGTTATCTAAGATCTCCTTAAATACTTCTCCATGAAGATGTAGTAGATTCTTTACTCTAGTCAGGGTATCTTTACCAACTAAACATTCTTCTAATCTCTTTTCGATTTCTTCACTTGACATAATTATTCGCTTAAGTTTTTAATATTATTTACTATAATTCTTTGGTTTTCTATTTCCTGTTGAATATATTTCTCTATCTTCTGAGCTTCTTCATAATTCTCTTCAGATATGAATTTATTCTGTATTTCTCTTAACTGTTTAAGGTATAATGTACTTAGATAGTTTTTTATCATATACTGATTACATAATAATACCTTATGTTCATTATCTAACTCCTGTACCTTATTAGAATAATACTTATTTAGATTACTTATTACTACTAACAGTAACAGATTTAGTATTATGGTGAGTGTACCTATGATTATATTAAACATTGTTTTATGTATTAAATTAATAATATGCTCATTAGCCCTAAGCTTTATATCTTTCCCTAAAAGAAAAAGATATAATCTATTAGTCTATGCCTTAGCCTTGAAAGTAAATTTGGTATATAACCTTGCTAGATTAATCACTTTCAATTTCTCTTGCCTATAGTATCTAGCTCTCTTTTTAGAATGTCTTCCTAAGTATCTACCTGGATATTGAATATCATCTAGATAAACTCTATTCTTACCCTCATAGGTTCTTACCAATCGTCCAAGGAATTGAATAGATTTCTCCTGTGAGTTCATCCCTGCTGCATTAATCATATATCTCAGTTTAGGGAAGTTCTTACCTCTGGCAATGATTGTAGTAGATATTAATATATCTATCCTACCTTCTCTAAAATTTTCCATTATACTTTTTCTTATGCTTGCAGGAGTATTTACATGCACATAAGCAACTTTATATCGTAGATCTAGTGCATTAGATAAATACTTATATAAGTTTTCACAGTGTTTAATATATTTGCAAACTATGAGTGCTGGTAATCTATCATAAGTTATATTATATTTTAACCTATCCAATATTACCTTATAAGAATCTTTGTTCTCAATTACATTGGCATCATATTCTTCCTGATATACTCTTATCTCTTTATAATTCTTAGGATATAAATCTATACACGGTACCAGTTTAACTATAGTGTTAGTTGAATGACCAACCTTTATTGAATCCTTTATAGTAAACTTAAACATCTCTTTACCAAAGAAAGCCTCAAGATTCATATTCTTAAGTTTATCCTTAGCAAGGTTACTCATATAGATTGTACCTGATAGGCCTATTCTTACTCGGGTATTATAGAGATGGGTTAAAACTGTTTGGTACATTTTACTACCGGCTAAGTCAGCCTCGTCTACTAATACCATATCTACTTTAGCTAACTCATTCTGGTACTTCTTAATATTACGTGATATAGATTGTACCATTCCTATACTAAAGTTAGACCAGTTCTCTACCTTACTACCTTGAATAAAGGTTATATCCTCATCTGGTAAATATTGCTTAAACTCTTTTTGAGATTGCCTTAGCCAATCAGCATCTTGGGTTATCAATAAAGTTTTAAGTTGTCTACCATAACTGTAATATAAAGAAGACATCAATAAACTCTTACCAAAGTTAACTGCAGCATTTACTACTCCAATATGAAAAGGTATATCTGCTATCCTATACTTTAATATATTTTCTAGAGCCTGTAATTGTTCTTTACGTAAACTATAGTTACCAATGTTTTTAACTATCTTAGCTTTAGGTATAGGTCTTCTAGTATCTATGATTTTAATACTCAAACCATATTCTTTCAACATTTGATAAACCCTTGGTAACATACCTATCTTAAATACTCCATATTTATTTAAGAAGTGTACCTTACCATCCCAGCCTCTAACTTTCCTCATTAGATAAAAAGCTTGAGGATGTTTAATACTAAGTTCATCGTATAACTTTACTGCATACTTTTGAGGTATATCTAGTTCACACTCATTGCAGTTTTTAATAATGATCCTATTCATCTTCATCGTTTATTTTATTCCATAAGCTACCTTCTACAGTATTGATATAATCTTCGTTAGAAGCTTCGGAGTGTTTATACATAAACTTGGTATAATATCCGTAAGCCTTATCATTTACTAAGTTCTGTGGTTCAGGCATACCATTACACCAAGCTAATCCTTCGAATTGAGCATCTATCCAATCTCTATAATCTATATCATCTTCATTACATTTATTAGCTACATCTTTGAAGTAAGCATATAAACTTGGTTGATTGGTATAATCAACTCTAATACCAGTTCTATTTACAATGGTTTTACAATAATAATCATGGATCTTCTTAGTAAACCCAGGATCAGAATCTTCTAATAGCTCTTGTTTAGATTGATAAGTCTTAGATATTTCCTCGGACATATTCAATAAGCTGTTAAGATAAGATTTATGATTCCTATTCTTTAATAGGTTTAATCCTGTCTTAATATATTCAATGTAACCTGCTCGAGTTTCTAATTCAAAATCCTTACAAAAGGTATTACAGATATCTGCTAACTTTTTACAACTTGCCCATAATCTTGGTTGAGATTCTTCTATCTTTCTAACACCTTTGAATTTCATACTTACTTGAACTGAGTAGAAGATGTTAGCTGCAAGGTTAGCATCACCTAAGCTTGCTAGAGCAATATTATTTGCTTTCTTTCTATTCTTACTGCTTTTAATTAATATAATTCTAGTATTTACAGCACTTTGCTTAGCATTAACGAAAAAATCCTCCACTGGGAAGGATTTTACACCAAGCTCTTTTAATAATTCCTTGAACTTAGTTTTTGTTATATGTATACTGGGATCTCTCATTATTTATATCATCATATTTTATTCATATCCTTCCTATCACCTCTATCGATTATAGTTATAAATAAGGAAGCCATTATAGTAATATAAAGTAAGAGTAATACTAATTGTAATACTCCATCTGGTACATAAACTATTATTAATACAATAATACCTATCAAGATAGATATAGCTACTACACATATTAAACCACATACCAAGTTGATTAAAAATTCTTTAATAAAAGGTTTCATATTATTTTAATTATCGTTATATACTAATATAGGATTTACCTCAATCCAAAGAGTTCTTGATTTTAATAAGTTCTTGATAGTCTTGGTATCTAGTGTTATATACTAATTTAAGTACTTCTGTTTTACCAAGATCATTGCAATCTTTACCATCTGGTAGAAACACTACCTTTACTTTCTTAAAATCTACTAATTTTAAGGCAAGGCTTATAGCATAATGTTTAGCATCTGGATCCAGTAAGATTATTATATGTTCTACAGGAGCTTTAATAATTTCATTTACTTGATAAGCAGATATGGCTTTACCCATAGTAGCTATACCTCTTTCACCCATAGTCAAAGCATTGATTGCACCTTCACATAAGTAGACTGACTTATACATTTGCATAGCGTCAAAATTGAATATAAGGAACTCCTTCCCAAGCCCAGTGATGTCCTTATTTGGATTGTTGTATCTTGGACCTGTTCCCATAACGTTACGGGCATTGTAATAGCGAAGCTCTCCATTGTAGTAAAATGGTATAATGAGATACCCAAATAATGGTCCTTCGTTACAGTACCCAATGCCAAGTCTAGACAGTCTATCAATTTGAAAACCTCTCTTTCGGATATACCTTTGCATTCCAAGAGCCAGTTGACTGGTACCAAAAGTGATATTACGGAATCCTTCTGGTAGATATACGGGCTGTTTACTCGGCAACTCGACTTTCTCCTCCTTAAACTCCAGTTCATCAAAGTTTCCATTGTTCAAATATTTAATAAGTTCACCATACGTTTCTAAGTTCTCTATATCCATTACCATTTGAGCAGGATTAGGATGAGAATTACATCTGAAACAATTACATCTGTATAGAGATAGATTAACTCCCATCTTTTCTTCTCTGCCACAGTAAGGACAAACTGGTACCCTTAGCCACCCATGTTTATACTCAAAAGCTCCTAACCTTTTTATAAAGTAGGAGTACAATTGAGATTTGAATTTAGAAGTTATCTTCATATCCCTAACTAGCTCTCTGATAGATGTTATTATCTTTATCTACAGCAAATATACCTAACCTTTTTATCTCTGGTTGATTTATAAGAGTACTAATTGCAACGCAATGTTCTACACCATTCAACTTAAATGTTTTAACTACCGTCCATTCTTTTCTGCAACCTTTTAACTTAAAGGTTTCTCCTTTGTGAAACTTTTTCATTTCTGTATTTCTTTTATTTGTTTACGTACTACCTTTCTCAATTCCTTGAGATCTGATAGAGTTAGGTTATCTATTACTAAACTCATATTATGGTGAGAGAATTTTATCTTTACAGATTTCACTCTTGCTTCATGTTTGTTATTATTAAACATGAATCTAGTTAGTTCCTTCTGAATAGTAGAAGTTATTTTGTAATAATTAAACTTAGATATCTCCATGTTCTAATTCTTTAGCTCTTTTAGGATCTGCATTAGGATTCTTATTAGATTTAATAAACGCTTCATCTAATTTATTTCCATATACTTCATCATATTTCTTACGTTGTTCTATAGTAAATTCCTTAGCTTTTTGTTTCTCTATATCTACATGAAATAAAGCTCTTCCACTCGGTTTACCATCTCTCTGTACTACTAATTCAAGTCTTTGGATATTATCTTTATCCTCTTGATCTGTTGCATTAAGACCATAAATAACTTGGACATGTCTTACTATATCTACGCATTTAGCAATATCATTTTCATCATATCTAGTAGTTCTATGTTTCTTTCCCTCTCTAGTTATATGGTTTGCAGTCCAAACCATGTCTAGATCTTCAGATTCAGCCATATTTTGAATATCTATAAATACGTTAGATATTCTATCAAAATCTTCTCTATCTCCCTGAGTAGAAGCTAACTTAGCTGCATAATCTATAATAACTACCTTGATATTGATACCTTGTTCGGCTAGTTTATGTATAAGGTTGGATATGTAATTACAGTTAGTTGCCATTGCAGGAACTCTTTCTATAACCATTTCTACACCTAATCTTTGAAGTTTACGAGCATGACGAGATTCTATAGCATCATATTCTCCTGAGTATAATTCTGATTTAGTTTTACCAATTGAAGCTTGTATTACACGATCCATGATTTGATCCTTACCATTCTCAGTATCAATATATAATACATCCTTCTTCATTCTCAAATATCCTAAAGCTAGATTAACCAGGAAGAAAGTCTTCCTTGCTTTTGGTTTATCTAATAATACTCCTACTGAATGAGTGGGGAATCCTCCTGCATTAGTTAATTTATTCATCTGCCTAAATGGGCATGGTACTATAGCAGGATCATCTTGTCTCTTAAACTGTCTTTCTGCAACATCCCTTACTAAATATAAAGGAGCATCATCCTTCTTTGGTTTAGCTTTTTGAAGGATCTTATCTATCTTATGATAATACTCTTCATATTGGTGGAAGTCATTTAGATCGAAACTATCGTTGAGATTCTTCATCTCTATAAAGGTAGTAAACTGATATACCTTTTCTTGTATATAATCCCTATCCTTTAGATGTACATTATATAAATTATCTACTATACTGAGTATCTTAGGTACATCTTCTTTAGTTACCAGATCTACATAATCCTTACTTTCTAGTAATTCTTTAATAACTTCCTTTAATACATTTGCAGAAGGTATTTTATTAGACTTACGTTTAAGATATTTAACTAGAGCTTCTGCAATTATAGAATGTTCTATCAATGTTAAATATCCCGGTTTAATTCTCTTTAATACTAACCTACCTTCCTTATCCTGGATTATAAACCTAAGGATCTCTAATTGAAAGTTAATATCAAAGGTAAATTTGAACTTTGACTTTTTCATTTCTTGTAGCTGTTTTACTTATGTATTATAATAGAAATTATAGAAACCAGTATCTTAACTATCTAGAACCACCTGCTAATCCTCAGCTCTAGTGTTAAATTTCTGAGAATTTATTTGCATATTATATATAAAATGATTATATTTGCAACATATTATAAATAATTAATGGGTATGAATAAAATTATTAGCGACGGTTCAGAAATACATCGTCTTAAACCTATGCAAAAAGGTTATGATGTTAAACTATTTGATAAACTCTTCAAATTAGTTCAGCCAGTAATTAGTAATTTAGTAAGAGGTATTGATATTAGAAGGTTTAATATTACTACAGATATTCTTACTTCTCAATTTTATGATAAGATGTTATTCGTTTTTAATAAGTATTATGGTACAGTTGATGAAGAACATCTTAAGGCTAACATATTAAGAGCTTTATCTACATATAAGAATCATTTATTAAAATATGCTTATAGTGATAAAGCTTCTTTTAATCAAAGTTTAAGATCTTTCGAAGATTTATTTGATAATAGTAAGGAAGATTTTTCTGATGAGGATGATTCGATTAAGGTTAAAAATGATATGTGGGATATGTTAGATACATATATGAATAATCATTTATCCTTAGATGCTAAATTAGTATGGGAAATGACGGTATCTCCTACTCCCTTTATAGAAACGAATGCTAAGTTTGGTAGGATCACTAATAGCTTATTAGTAGAATTCTTTAATTTACCTAAGAATAGAACTTCAGTTAGATATATAGGAGAATTAAGAGAAGAAATATCTCAAACCTTAGAACAAGCTAAAAAGGATTTGAGATATTAACACAATAAAGGGAGGACCCTATCACTAAGGTCCTCCCAATCAACCTAAACTAAAACAATCAAATCAGACAGAAGCCTTTTTTCTAATATATCTTAAAGTAATTGCAGGAGGTAGTTTGGATAATACTAAAGTATTATTTGGAGTTTCTGAATTATAATCAGACCTTTCTGTTAGATTTGCTGAAGAAACTAACGCACCTTTTTGTATACCTCCTACAGGGTTATAATCTACATCTGGAGCATTGCCATTAATATTTTGATTTCTATCCATATAATTACAGGGCATTATGCTATACTTATCTTTAGCATCCTCTTGTCTACCAGCAGCTAAACCTATACTATGATAGTGTTTTGGTAAATCCTTACCGTTAATCTTTATAGACCAAGTACCATAATTCTCATTAGGATTATATACAGAGCCTACTGTAGAAAGTTCTACACTACTACCTAAGGGAGTTTCTACGTTAATACCTCCTTCGGCATAGCCTATTACTACACGACCTTTAGCTTTAGAATATTCTTCCCAACCCTCTGGTATATTCTCTCCCTCGAATAGGATGATAGACCCTGGAGCTAATGTTACTCCATCTATCAAGGTTTTTATATCCTTGATTTTCTTACTTATAAGATGTTCTACATATTCAGCTAAACTACTAAAGGGTTTACCTGAATCATTTAATTGACTACCTACTTCTAAATAACCTACAAAGTTCTCAAGTCTTTGTATAGATTCTGTAAGATAGCTATGTATTCTCTGATTATAGTTTATGGTAGAAGGAAACTTACCCATATAAGGTATGAGAGCAAAGTTCTCTTTCTTGTTATTATCCAAAGAATTGAATCCTTCTCCGTATACTCCCAAGAACACCATATTTTTTTGGTTCTTACGATAGGTTTCACAAATGGATTCTACTTTGTCGATTAAACCTTTATAAGTGATTTTACCATTATAAGCAGGGTCATTATCTTTTGCAATGGTAGCTTTTCTTAAATCTCTAGCAATAGGATAGTAATTATCTAAAGATTTTTTATATAAGTCATAAAAATTAAAACTAGAGCTATTCCAAAATGCCCTGATGATAGGTTGGTTTTGTACTGCTTCTTCTACATAGTTATGTTCGGCAAATAGTAAAACCTCTTTAGTTTCTCTACTGTTAACTCCTTCAATCTCTAAATGTAAAACCTGATCTCCAGATCTGTAGAGTATACCATCTTTATTAATGAAACAGAAGTTAACATTATAATCTGTAGGATCTGCATCTTCTCTACATGAAAGTCTATGGCTAAATATAGTATCTCTCATCTGATATCTCAAAGGATCATAAGAATCAGTATTAGCAGATCCTTCATCTCCATATCCATAAGGATAAATATCTAAACTGCTACCATTAATAGTAGCTGAACCAAATCCACAGATTGGACCAGGACCTGGTATAAGACCTATGGCTTCTGATATCTCTTTAGAAGATATTCTACTACCATAGTTAAAATACACTTTGTTGTTCATATTTACTTATTTAATTTTTCAGTTTCTATTTGTTCTGCCATATTACTGAATATGGATTGTAAACTCTTAAATCGCATAGTTATAAGTAAGATTAATATCCTCCAGATACTTATACGATTCTTAATCCCGTGTAGTACACATATATGACCATATATAGAATCTATTTCGAAACCATAACATAATATCATTACTATAGCAGCTACTATCATAGGATCAAATCCAAAAGGAGAACCTAAAGCTTTACCTAAAAAAGCTCCCATTAGTATATACAGTATGTAATCAATGAATTTATTTATAGTTCTTCTACAGGCTCTAGATTTTCTAATAGGAGTACCTACATACTGACTTTCCCTTATGCCAAACCAAAAGTCTCCTATAACTAACACTAAAGCCAGTAATATCATCCATCTAAAGTCATATATTAGGTTAATGAATTCTAATCCAATTGGTAGGGCCATCATCCTACGACTAGTGTCAGAACCTATTAATCCTATCTCTCTGTTAACCATATTAATATAATCTAGTTAGTGACCATGCTAAATTATTATTACCCATGGTATCAATTAATAAAGATTTCTCAGCCTTATCTACCAAACCAAACTCATTAGTTACCCAATTCATAGTAGTAGGTAATACATTTACCTGTAACCAATTTAATTTAGCTATTAGAGTTCTACCGTCTTTTAGATAAGCCTTGAAAGTAGTAACACCTTCTACAGTTAATGACTTACTAAGATCTACCTTTTCAATTATAGTTCTACCATCTCTACGGACAGTTTCCATAATAACTTCTTCGTTTGAATCTTGCACTGTATTACCTTGAGCATCTACTAATCTTAATATAAATTGATCTGTAAATGGGCTATTTCCTGCAAAAGTAATACCAAAAGTATTATCTGATGTATTCTTATTAATCCAATGATCTTTTGATTTATCAGTATAAATAGGAGTAATTTCCAAGTAACTTATATGAGATTTATCAGTACGTTTATCCCGTACATACCATTCAAAAGATTCATCTCTATTAAAGGGAGATTGTATATAGAATAATCCGGATTGTTTAGTAGTAATCCTTAAACTATACTTATTAGGATATACATTATCTAGAACCCTATCTATTACAAAGCCTTGATTATCTACCTTTGGAGTTTCTTTATCTCTAGTCCCTATGTTATAAGTTTTACCATCAGGAGCAGTTACAATGTATGATGAATTATCTTGCTTACTTATAAAATCCTCAGAGTATGTACCAAATGGTACATAAGTTAATGATAAACCAGTTTGAGTAGTACTGTTATCTATGTAATCCTTTGGGCTTACACCTGTGATTCTCATGAAATGTAGTTGGATAGCTTTGTCTACTATCTCAAGTACAGCGGGCTCATTTAGATCCTGATTACCTTGTTCTACATTGAATGTATAGGTATCCATAGACAAAGGTTTCCATATATCACCATTCTTTAAGTGAATATTAGTACCCTTTATAGTAACTGTTAGATTACCTGTAACTGGTTGATGATTCAAAGATTCGATGTATATCTTTATCTCTGCATTCTTCAATAGATTCATTTGAGTATCTAGTACTACTCTAGATGATTTATCTCCTAATTTATCTATGGTAGTCTCATAGCCTTTTGAATTAGCTTTGTTGTAGGTTCTCTTTACATATTTATAACCTAATAATACTTTATACCCAGGTTTTCTATTAGTAATTATTGCCTCCACAATTTTAGAGGGATCCTCTTCTATATGGAACTTATAATTTCCTCCCTGATTAATATCCCAGGTAGTTATAAATTGATTACCGCTGTTAGATTCTTTTACATCTCCTGAATGTTCTGATACTATATGTACAGGTAATTTACTATTACCGTCTACTCTGTAAGCTTCTACTGGGATTCTTATAGTATTTTCTCCATCATATATCTTATCATATTCTCCAAGCTTGATAATATAATATGAGATATTCTGGTACTTATCATTAGAAACGATCAGTGTAAAAGCTTTATTAGGATCATCTAGATAAAACCTATAAGTATTAGAAACCTTCTTTACTTCTCCAACATCAGAAGGCCTATATACAGAGCTTATATTCAAATACCTTTCTCCATAGTATCTAGATTTTTCTGATATACCCTTTGTATAGTTTGGGTCATTGCTTGGATTCTTACCGACTGTATATATCAAATCTCCGTACCAAGGTATATCTTTTACTTTCCTATTGTAATTATCCAACAACTCTATTTTAACTCGTAAATCTTCGTCAGGATCTAGAGATAGAATAGTACCACTATCTCTACGTACCCATTTGCTACCATTAAAAGTATAAACATTAAAATGATAGGTTGTTTCATCATAGTTCTTACCATTCAATAATAACTTAGATATTACATTGAATGGTAAGAATCTATCTATAAAATTCTTAAGAAATTTCCAAATCTTTTTCATATCTCCCAAGTTTTCGTTTATGGTTACATTAAACTCTACTATACCGTTGAAGGATAATATTTGCTGTTCATCTAAATTAATATCTCCATCGAAGGTACTCATATCATAATAAGGCCATATTATTTTAGAAGGAATATTAGTACGAGGAATAGTACCATCTCTGAAATCTTTAAGCCAATCTGGACTTATCTGTTTAATGGATACTAATTTAATATCATTTTCCTCGTTATACCATAACTTAAATATTATCTGAAAAAATTTCTCAGTTCCTCTTATCTTATATAAGGATATTATATATCTTAGAATATCAGTTTTTTGATCCCCATATAAATTCAATGGTGAAGGTTGGGTTATGTTTATAAATGGAAATTCTCCAAACCAATGCCAAATAAGGTTTAGATAATAATAATCAGTATCTTCATGTACCTTTAATAATTTTACTAGAGTATTATCTACTGGTTCCTTAATTCTTTTTAAGAAGTAATTTCCACATATTTCTAAGAATTTCTCTAATATCCCTTTCCCATCATTGTCCTTATAACTATCTGCTTCTTTATAATAATAGGGCAGATAATTTATTAAATGTTTTAGGTCTATCATACAGTTTCATGTATTGAGGTTTTCAATAAAATAGGGTCATCAAAAATAATCTGATTAAACCCTACTTCGTTATAATCGGAATTAATCATAGGTATTACAATCTGATATCTACTACCGGGATTATAACTTCCTACAATAGCCATAGAGAATTTAACTCCATTGATAGTATCATCTATAAAGATATTATTTGAGATCTCCTTATCAGTACTAAATCCTCCTTCAGAAGAACGTATATTAAATGTATTATTCTGTCCGATGGTTATGATATATTCAGTAGGAGATTTAACCTCTTCTATATCGTTTATCTTAAGATCTAATTGGGTATTTCCATTTATGATCTTTGGCCAGGGTGATACATAGAATTTGGTTATATGTAGATAATCAACAGAAGGTAGATTATCTATCAAAGCATATATATCAGATATTCTAACACTACCTCCTATGTGAACATTACTACCTGAATATTTATCTAAAAGAGCTTGTAAGGTTTGTTGATATATTTGAGTATCCTTATAAGATGGTTTACCAGTTATATCTACTACCAGGTGTATTTTAGATACTCCTGCTGGGTATACCTTTATGGTATTAGCTAGCATATTTTTATTAGCCAAAGTATCTGATACCTTATTAAGTAATATGTTAGATACTGGAGTATTACCTTCTATTGGTGATATGTATACATTTATAGCCTTACCTTGGATATCTTCTAAAGCAGCTTCTTTTACACCTGGTACTAGTTTAACTATATCCAATACATCATTTCTAGTTACTAACATATTCATAGTTCTAGTTTGCATAGCTGCATGAGATCTTAGCATTTCTATATCTTCATAATCAAAACCATCTCCAGAAGAATAAGGATTATTGCATGTAGCACTAGGTACTAAAGTACTTATTACAGAAGGTACATTCACAATAGAATTCTTAGTTATATTACCAGCAGAACCTTTCGTTATATAAAAGCTTAGAGTGATTTTCTGATTAGGATCTGGTATCTTGCCAAACTTACCATCTCCGAATATAAGTATAGGATTATCAGCCTCATCTGAAGTAACCATAAAATGTTTATCGGTAGGCCCACTGTAAGCAAAAGTTTCTACCTGAATCCAATTATCTGTACCTAATTGTAATTGTACTCCATTGTGTTCAATCTTATTATCTCCCAGATTAGTATCTAAACCTATTGGACCAGTTTTATATAAGCTACCGTTCAATGATGAAGTAGTGTATAATTCATGTTGTATTAGAGGTACTTTAATTGAAGCATTATTATTATCCCATTGAATATCTTTATCAGTTTGCCAGTTATTTCCTAAGGTATCTTTGAATATAGTACCCTTAGGTATTTTAACTTTGGCCCCTGAGTTTGCTCCTTCTAACTCTCTAGTTATAATAACATCTACAGTGGCAGCATTGGCTAATCGAGGGTGATAATCTACTAATAAGCTGTGTCTAACTACACTACTATATCTACGGGCAGTAGTCAAGAAAGTCTCCCTGGCCATATTATCTATGTAGTAGTGTAATACTTCAGCTATTGCTGCAAATAAGGATATGATGATAATAAAGATGTTACCCTCTGAAACATCCGTGATCAATTGTCTACCATCTTTATCCTTAAAACTTTGTAGAGCTTCTATCATATCTGCTCGGATATTTTGAAAAGATCTACTTAAAGGGTTGGTCCATTTGTTTGTTAACATATTATGATTTAGTTTAAGTTATAATTTATCAATACAGAACTATCGGTATTAGTAGAGATCAAATGATACTCTATGTTTATAGAGAGTTTATAATCTCCTTTAGTTGTAGTGATGTTATTTAAGGTTATTCTATCCTCATAACGAGATATAGCTTCGATTACAAACCTTTGTATCATATAGCTCAGAGCTAAGGTATTTGGTTCCTCTAAACATTGAGTTAATCGATTACCAAAATCCTCTTGTCTAAGTCTGAAACCTATTTCATATAATAGGATAGCTCTTAAGTTCTCTTCTATTAACTTGGGATCCTCTACTTTAGGATACCATCCTGTTTCTCCCTTGGAGTTCTTCTCTAATTTTATAGGGAATAGAGCTCCTGTTCCTATATTATTATTCATTAGTGTAAAAAAGCTTTATCAGCATAATCCTCTTTATTAAAAGATGATATTGGTTTCGCTGCTTGGTTAATAGTGGGAGCTGAAGTATCAGTTCCAGACTTTACTCCTTGATGGGTATGGCCATTAAATTTATTTCTTAAATCCTCAACTTCACTAACTAATTTATTTAATTTATCAGTTAGGTTGTTTATACTTATCAGTTCTTCTTTACCATGATTTGCCTCTATGGTATCACTAGAGTTAAGAAATATTTTATTAGCACTAATTACTATACCATCTTCTTCGCTTTTTGCTAGAATAGATAATCGGGTAGCTGCTTCTATATGTACCTCTCCAGTTCTATCATTGATTAATACTTTGGTACCTTTTGGAGTTACTATACCGGATACATCAGGATCATCAAAATCTACTGGCCTTTGACTTTCTGCCCAACCATGATAAATCCATAAAGGATTACCTGGATTACCTTTTTCAAAAAGTACATATACTATATCATTTTTCTTTGGTAAAGGGAATAACCTAAAACCACTATTTTCTGAACCATGGCTACCGAATGGGAGGGCCCAGGTCATTACATTTACATCAGGAACATATACTAATAACTGATCAGTATTAGAAGGATCATCTATATCAGTTACTATAGCCCTGTATATAGAATAAAACCTACCTATAGATTCTACTCCATTGTCTACTAATTGAGATATTAAAGAATCTGCCATTGTATTACCTATTTTTATTTTTATTATTCCTATTCATAGAATCATAATAATTACGGGAGTGATACTTACCCTTTGGTATCTCTTTCACTGAAATACCAATGGTACCATTACTAACAGCCGTCATTTTACCAGTCTTCTTATCTACACGGATATAAGCCTGTTTATAATGAGGCTCATTAGGGTGTTTCTTATTATTATAATGTCTAAGAGCTATGATATTAGTATATTTAGCCTTTTCATTTGGATCAGTAATCATATCTCCAATAGCTGCTTCTTCTGCAGTCCAAGGAATGTCCAAACAATCTTGCCATAGTTTACTATCTGAGCCTTGTTTATAACTATGATGAGTATTAGCAGGAGATCTAGAATTAGTTCCGGTACTACCTACAGGAGCTTTCCTGAAATCACTTGGTTTATTGCCTACTGTAGCAGTAACTTTAGGTTTTACACTATCTACAGTACTATCTTTAGTATCTAAGATAGTTTGAGTACCTTGAGCACTAGATTTAGTAACTTGTCTTTGTAACTCTATATCACAAATATAACCTTGACCAAACTCTAAATTATGGGTTATTGTTTTTATATACCAGATCCCAGAATATTTTTTACCTACATTATATAACCCAATTTGTTGGGATATTTCTAGATCTGGATTACCTACTACTCGGATATTAGCCACTAACTGTTTCTCTCTAACACCTTTACCCATATTATGTAGAGCATTCTTTACACCACTCATAGCTCCACCTAAATTTAGAGGACCTCTTTTAGGACCTCCTATTTTCCTTGGTAGCATATCATGAATTAATTGAGAACCAGTAACATATACTAAATCTTTACCATATCCATAATAAGTCAAATAAATCGTTCCACTTACTTTTTGTATAGTTCCTGTTCCAACTATAAGTTCTGGTTTACCTGTACTATCTACTTGCCTTGGTTTAGCTAAACTACTATCCTTTATACTCCACCTAACATCAGTAATATTATAACCAGATATTCTACATGAGTTATGTGCTCTACTATACCATCTATTTACAGCACTTTTAACTAGATTATTCTTAAAAGCTTCTAAACCATTTCCTACATTAGCATAATCATGAGATCCTGTGTTTATAGTTATATGATGTTCTCCCCAAAAAGTTTCTGAATTTTGTGCAGGTAACTTAATCCTATTAGCCTTCTGAGTAGCTTCATTTAGATAATACTGTGCTAACTTTTCTCCCCCAGGAACATTAGCATATTGTAAATACATCTTATATGATAAGTCTATGGTAGGATCACGATGTATTAGTAATTGATATTGATCTGTTTTACTGGTGTTACTGTAAGCTTTATTAGCTCTATCTTTTCTTTCTTGCTTAAGTTGAGCAGGAGTTTTCTTATCATATTCTTTCCTTTTTTCTTTAGCATCTATTGAAGCACTTCTCCATTTCCTTTCTGTATCTACCTTACTCTTGGTAAAGTAATACCAGTTATTAGTAAAACCATTATTCCACATAGTTTTTTCTACAGTATCTGTTTGTTCAACTACATGACCATTCTCCAATCTAGTATTACCATACTTACCGGTTCCAGCTTTAGGTAATGGTATATCTACCTGAGGTAATTCATATCTACTAATGGCTTCACCTACTTGAGTTAAAGCTTTATCCATAGCATTGACTATAGCTCCTAAACCTGCTAAGGGTTTATATATCTCCTGTAAGGTAAATGATGCTGATAACAGTTCTCCGTTCTCCCTCTGATAAGTATAATTATGTACAGTTCCTCTGGTATATTTCCTATTATGTATATGTATAACTCCATCTCTGGAATCTATATACCAAGGTCCATCCTTGAAGGCAGTGAATTTTTTCTTTAGTTGTACTAATACATTATTACCTGCAGTACCTAAAGTACTCTCTAAAATCTCTTTTAGAGATTCATCAGTAACACTAACCTCATTTACGCCAGAATACCGGTTAGCAAAGAGTATAGTACTTTTTGCAACCGGTTCATCTTTTAAGGTATAGGGTTGTATACTTTCATAAGCTTGATTGCTTATGATTTTTTTGGTAGTATTTGAATCAGCCATACTATTCAAATTTTTCAATGATTATACCTATCTCATTATTAAACCCACTTTCCATATATTTTAATAAGGTATGATCTTCTCCAGCAGGTCTGAATGGTATAGAATGTCTTAAATCAGTAACTGAATCCTTTATCTGAAGTACTGCATGAGTACCAGTTTCATCGAAGGATTGGTTTACTTCAATTATCTTTAACAATCTAGGTTTAGAAGACCTTACTTCTCCAGTAGGAAATATATAACCATACTGTACTATGATAGAATCTCCAGGTTGTATACCTGATATATCTACAGTATCAGGATCTCCAGTATCTATCTGTATAGTACCATAGTCTTCTTTACCTTCGCTCATCTTTAGTTGGAAAGATGTTATATAAGCTCCTAATGGTATCTGTGTTATAGGATTAACTAAAGCTCCTCCAGTTTCATCAAAGAAAGCTATATAAGGTTCTGCCATACCCTCAAATAAATGATGAGGGTCTGACTTACCTTCTTTAGCCTTATTTACCTGATCTTCTTTCTTAACATCTGAAGGTGCTTTTACATCCTTTTCAGAAGTAACAGATTTTTTATTTACTACTTTAGCTTTAACCATGGTAATTACATAGGAATTATTAATACATCTCCAATATCTAAATCAAAGGGATTAATTATCCCATTATAATCTGCGATATCTGCCCATCTAGAGGAGCTTCCATAATATTTATTAGAAATACTTTGTAGAGTTTCACCTTCTACTACTGTGTGCTGTATACCACTAGAAGTAAAATCTATATCTTCAGATCTTTCTAAACTATAATCCTCCTCTAAATAATCCAATTGATAAACTCTGGTGTTATCGTAAGGTCCTTCTATCATAAACTTATTCCTTTCGTTTTCTTTAGTACATCAGGATTTATAATATCCTCATACAATAAATTCCTAGCACTTGTACGTTTGAATATTAATTCCTGAGTAGCAAGTGAAGGATTCATATTAGCCTTTACATAACCCTTAGCTCTAACTATCTGATTATTTTCATCTTTTATTAAGGAATCGTTTCTCCAACCTGATAGTTTATATGAAGCAGATTGTAATATCCAATAATACGACGTACCATCTGATATTTTAGTCTGACCATCTTTCTGTAAGTTAGAGAACATACCAGAATCTCCAAACATAATCTGTAATAAAGGTGGAGCTTGTTGATACCCATTTGATTTACTCCACATCTCCAATAATCTACATTTAGCTAATACATCTTGAGGATTGGCTCGGTCATTACTGTACCAAGATATACTAAATTGTAAAGTAGTTTCTGAACCTGTATAATGATACATAGGAGTATTTCTACCCATAGAATTTATAACTGCCCAGGTACCTTCAGAATTAATCTCAAGTTCTCTTGGCACAGTTTGTAATTCTATATACTGTACAGGATTTGAAAACCAGTTGAATATTAATATCTGTGGTTTTGTTATATTCCTGGCTTCGTCTCCTCCATGGAGATTTAATAGTTGCCTTTCACTACTATCACTGAATGATATGGTGAAAGCTTTATTACGGTTCTCATCTAGTTCTCTTTCAGCCCTATTAAGGGCAGTAGATTTACCCTTAAAAATAGGAGAATAACTTTGACCTTTAGACGGGTTTTTGTGAGAGGGTTTTATACTATGGTTAGAGATCTCATCAGTAGATATTTTAGCAGTATGATCTTTTTCTCCTGGTCTAGTTATTCTATCCAATAAGATCTTAGCTCTCCACAATTTATTAGCTTCACTAGTGAGTACTGTAGATACAGTATCATTACTAGTGAAGTCATTTAATTTATCTAATACTTGGCCGAGTTTCCTACGGCTTTTTAATATATTTGCCATGTGATATAGTTTTACATACCGTACTCATCCATATCGATATTAGAAGAATTCAAGTTAACACTTGCATGATCTCCATCTGAGAAGGTACCAATAGGTTTGTTATTTAGATCAATACTGATTGAAGCAGGTTTACCTTGTGTAATAGCTCTAACTAATTCGGCATCTCTTTGAGCTTGTCTTTGTTCTGCAGACTTTTCTTCCTGTTCTTTACTATTACTTATTCCAAACCAATCACTCAATGTACTGAAGATACCTGGTAAGAAACTTACAGCGAAAGAGATAGCCATACCCCAAGGACCCATTAAGAAACCTAAACTCTTAGTAGCAATGCTAGCTAATCCAGCTCCAGCTCTAGCTAAAGGAGCAGCTACACTTCTAGATAATACAGTATTAAGAGACCTATATAAAGGTGTACCATATCTAGATGCAGAAGCTACTGATGAAGCTGCAGTAGTAGTTCCAACTCTAGAACTAGCAGCTACAACTCCTCCTGCCATTAAAGCTTCACTTGGACTTACTATGGTTCCTCCCTTAGCTCCTGATAAAGCTCTGTAACCTTTAGCTACTCTATATTCCAATCTACCATGTTTATTAATCATAGCTACATAACCAGGATTCAATGGCATAAGATTACCTCTAGAACCAGTCATACCAATACCGGTAGCCATTCCTTGTACAGTAGCCATTCTGGTTAATATCTGTAAACTAGCAAATAGATGTTGTTCCATCTGCTGAGAAGAGATATTAGCTGCTTGCATATTGGTTCTCATAACTCCAGTAGAAGTACTCGTCCTGGAAGTAGTTAGAGAAATTCTACGAGCTCCCATAACCATCCAACCGAATATAGCCCTAAGAGTTAGAAATCCAGTTAACCAAGTAGTTCCTCCTAATAGTATCTTTCCTAAACCAGTATCAGCAAACTTATTGAAAATCTGTAGTAGTGATGAAACATTATTGAAGAAAGGTATAAATACTTCATTCAAGGATTTACCTACAGTTACCTTTAAGTTTTCCCATGAAGATTCTAACATCCTTAAAGAACCTTCGGAAGTTTTCATATAATCTTCCATGGTTTGATCAGTCCAACCTTTACCATCGGATGCATGGTTAAGCTTATCCATGATTTGAGAATATTTACCATTAGTTTGGTAATCCTGTACTAAAGAGTACATTGCTCTAATACCTCTCTGGCCAAATAGGTTAAAGTAGGTCTTATACATATCTACAGAGTTCATACCCTTAGTCCTATCAGAGATAATTTGGATAATCTCTGCCATAGACCTAAGATGACCTTCTGCTGTAGTTAAATCCTTAGGAGATAATCCTAAAGCTTTCAACGTCTTAGCTCCACCTTTTGATTGACCTGATAAAGCTTTGTTGAACATGTTCAAGGCATTAGCTAAAGCAGTACCAGCCATAGATCCCTGAATACCACTGTTACCTAATACTCCAATAGAAGCTACCATTTCCTTAAGATCTAATCCAGACATTCTAGCTGTTGCTCCAGCATATTTTACTGCCTGTGCCAAATCTTGCATACTGGTATTAGCCGAAGTTACACCAACACCCATGATATCTGCTACACTCTTAGCTTTACTTGGGTCAAGGTTATACATAGACATGATATTAGTCATCAAGTCTGCAGTACCTCCCTTTTGACCCATAGGCATACTAAAGATAGCAGCTAACTGAGCCGCAGGTTCTACGGCTCCTTTAATTTGTTCGAAACCCATACCGGCCATAGCCATAAACTTCTGACCAGATGTAATATCCATTGCTGTTAAGGGGTTTCGAATATTAATATCCTGTGCCTGTTTCAATAGAGAAACCGAATGATCTATTCCATCATTGATCATTTTATTGGTAAGGAAAGAGTTAGCTTGTACCTTTGCTGAATATTCGAAAGTAGATTCTAACCCCTTTAATATCTGCATACCCATAGCAGCAGTATTAGCAAAACTGGTTTGAGCATCATAAGCAGTACTGGTAATACCATTCATCATGTTATGCCAAGCTCTACCTATATTACCCGCAGGAGATGTAAACTGGTCCCTCAGAGACATTTGTATACCAATATCTACTAAGGCTGAATTAGATCCTATCATGATTTTAATTTCTTAGCGTTTTCTCTTTGATACTCATAAAAAGCATCAGCGAATATTTTGAATTTATCTCTTACTCTTAACGGAAGACGTAAAAAGCAGAAATAATCTCCTACGTTTATTTCTGCTCTTTGTAAATACATAAACTGATCTACTAAAGGGATTATCCTTGGTATACCTTTTTTAATACAGATTTCATCTGATAATCCCTCAGCATCCTCATTTACGCTTCCGTTGGAAAGAAAAAATGAGGAGCTCCAAGGATAGGGAAGTTTTCTTTCTCATGTGTTCTTGGGTTCTCAATCTCAGTTGTACCTGGCCAAATAGGATCTATCTTATGTACAATAGCTCTCATCTCTGCCATCTCTCTGATAGTGAATAGGGAGAATTGCTGTACATTATCCCATCTGCCATTTACTTCTAATTGTAAACCTCTGGCAAGTAATTCTACATTTCTAGTCTGTTTATCTGGAGATAGTTGCATAGCCCAAGTTTCTGCATTACCGTCCATGAGATTAAATTTAATTCTCTTACCAGTAGACAAAGTAACCTCATAATTCTTAAAATTGATTTGTCTCAATAGCTCCAAATCTTCATACGGTTTAATAGCTTCAGGTTTGGATTCTAGAGCTTTTTCATCTACCTTAGTATAATCATCAAAGATAAACTCTTCTAGATTCTGCTCATAATAGGTAGGAGTACTTTCTAAAGGCCAGGTATATGCAAAGTCTAGCATATTTCCTAAAGAGAAGATTCTTACTTGAATCAAGATGGCATATCTATCTCTGATAGGTAGATTAAGAGCATCTTGAGGAGTTAATTTACCTGAAGCTGTGAAATCAGTTTTAGTTACTACCCTTGAAATGAAGTTAGTTATATTCATCAAATTAGCAGCATCTGCTTGATTTGATAATACCTCTTCATCTTCTCCATTTTCTTCTCTGATTGTGTAACTGTAGCCTGTAGGGCCAATAAAAGTTTTTGTTAAAATGTGATCTTCCATTTGATGTCTTGTTTAAGTTGATTATAGATCGAAAAAAGGGAGTAAGGTCATTAGATCCTACTCCCAATATATTTTTTAATATTTATCGATAGTACCTACTGAGAACTCTATCTTTTCAACAGTATTTTCTGAAGCAGTTCTATCGAAGTCTAATCCAGTAATCTTCTTTGGCCATACTTCTGCAAAAGAATGTACATTAAGAATGGTTTTACCATCCTCTGCCAATTCATTTACTGATAAATTACACCAGTAGTCTGTAGGTACTAGACCACCACCAAGAATATGATCCTGACATGAGAATAGCCAATCCCATACCCAAGTATCAGATCCTGAAGTAGTACATAACTTCTCTACAATGAGAGTACCTATCTTAACTCTACCTGCAGTTTTTACATCTCTATTAATATCTCCATGTTCTACCTCATCTACGGTAAGATCCGGTAAAGTACACTTCTGACACAGATATGGGTTAATAGGATGTTGTGAAAATTGGAGGCTCCATAGGAACTTCTTACGTGGATTTTTTACCTTTGCTCCCATATTTACTTATTTCCTTTTGGTTTATTACTTAATGATACATCGATTGCTTTAACACTAGAATCGATAGAAAGAGTAATAGTAATCTCCTGTAAGGCAGTTACATCCTTGAATGAGAATACTACTTTGTATTTACCTTGTCTTACATCTGCTTGGTTATTAACTACCAAACTATCCCAAGAGGTAGCATCCTGATCACCTTGCCACTTAGGATCAGTTAGATCATTATTATCTACCCACTGAGTAATGTATTTCTGTACATCAAGATAAATTCTAGACCAAGTACTCCAATGGTTTGGTTCCTCCAGATACTGATCTAAGATTGGTCTTAGTGTCTTCTTAATGTTCAGGATAAGACCAGTATTACCTAAGAATCTGAAAGAATCCTTTTTAACTTGATCCGTGAAGTTATGCCATAGAACTGTTCTCTTACCATAAGAAGCAGTATCTTTGATTACAAATAGGTTGATACATTCATTAGCTAATTTGTTAAGAGTATCAAGTCTACCTGCAGAACCGTAATTTACAGAAGCAGGGCCATTAGCCTCAATTACTACTCCTCTATTCAAACCAGCAAAAGAACGACTGTAGCTGTAAGTAGATCCACTTGAATCAGCTAAACCTAATACAGTACCAAGTATATCTGAAGGCTGGAGTATACCATAATCGTTAGTATATAAAAGACCACCACCATAGTAAGAAATCCACTTAGAATGTCCGATAGCAGAAGCAATTTGATTTTTGTAGTTAATCATATCTTCTGCCTTCATTAGATCAGTAGTTCCTACTTTATACTTTGGAATCTCAATGTAGAACTGGAACTCAGATAGATTATCTACTAAATTCTTAGCCTCTTTATATACCTTAATAAGCTCTACCTGAGCTAAGTGCTGATGAGCATGAGATAAAGCCAGGTGATATGAATCAAGGTAATCACGGGCACTATCCAAAGCATCTATCCACTCTTTAGAAGTAGGAGCTGATGTTTCAGGAGTACCTATAGTATAGGCATTAGTAGCTGTAAGAGTTACAGTTACATTATTACGAGAACCATCAATCTTTGATAACCAGTTTAATACTGCTTCTACAGAACTGAGTGATTTACTAGCATCATTATCTGGAGATACGATAATCTTCAAATAAGGATTATTAGCAATAAAATTACTTAGGCTAAGGTAATCAACTGAAGTATTATTATTAGCATCCGAGTTCTGGTATACTAAGATAACTCCTGTATCTAGTACTGTACCATCTGCTCCAACTACTGAATAATTTACAGTATTACCGTCTAGTTTAGTAGTTACTACAAATTCATTACCACTACCAATTGGATCTCCATTGCTTCTAGTAACAGCTTTAAGTGTTACACTTTTACCGTTGCAAACGATTTTTAATAGAGAATCAGCTGATTCAGTTTTTACTTTTCCAGGTGCTGATCCTGGACCAACTACTCTAATGATTCTAAGTTTTGAACCACCCATTATAGCAGTTTCAATGTTTGAGATAGAACCATCAGGTACAATTTCTTTCCCATAAATTCGATGAAACTGTGGAACTGAAGTGATTAGTACTGAAGGATCATTTGCAGGTCCCTTAGTAGTACGAGCCAAAACAGTAGATATACCAGTAGTCACAGAACTTTGTTCAATATTATTATTTACAATATCGAACTTAACTTGCGGTGTATTAGGCATATTTTTGATGTTAAAAGTTTATTTATATAAAATGTTTTGAGTATCGTTTTTATCTTTGTATTTCGATGTTTAGTTGAGATTCTTTCAATAGACAACTAATGTCCCTAATTTGGGTAATATTAGTTTCCAGAATCTTAGTCATTATCAGACCATCTCTTACAGTATAAGTATATACTTTTTCTAACAAACCATGATCTAAGTTTTGATGGTCATAATAATTACCTACTTCGATATATAGATTACCTGAAGGACTGATTTTTTGTTTTCTCCATTCATCTATAGTTTGATCTATGTATGGTGTTATATAACCTCTGGCAGGTAAGGCTGTATACATTATATGATGTAAGAGCCTCATTTCAGGTTCAGTTCTAGAACATAGATGTACATCGATTAATATATCCTTAGTCTCATAACCTAGATCAATAATATTGGTATTATCTTCATCGAGATCTTCCTTCTCTAATCCTATACTTCCAGGATAATAAGATTTCAATTCTAAAGTAATACGAGGAACATCTTTACTACCTCTAGATTGATTATTACCTATACCAAAAACACTTATAAATTTATTACCTATAGCCTCTCTATCTTGATTATATTTCCTTTCTCCTTCTAAAGTAGGTATTGGAGGATTTTTAGTTATATCAAGATAATCAGTAGGATTTATGGTTAAACCTCTTTTAATAGTTTCACTTAAAAGAGCAATGTAAAAAGTACGTTCTACAATTTCTTGTGATTCTATCATAGCTTAACCCTCCTCATCATCATCCCAACCTGGCCATGGATTAGATTTATTAACTGATACAAATTCTTTGAAACCTAGTTCTATAGGTACTTTTGGTATGGTAT